CATTGAAAATGCCTTGAATTGTCCAGTCATTGGTGACCCTGTGGCACCGGAATTGGTGGTAAACAATGTAGTGGTGGAAGAATTATTGGCGATATCTTCCAGCACTGCTGCTGCCATTTGATAATTTCCTAGATTAAGGAAACTACCATTGTCAATATTAACTACCGCGCTGTCTAACGTTTCTATACGAGGGATGCCAGTGGTCTCTACTTGAATGTCAGTGCGGGCAAACATATCGTAGGCACTGCAATTTGTCACTGCATTGAGATAAATGATTGCGTCAGTGGGTGTGCCACTGAATCTTGTTCCCACATCATAAAAAGTATTGGAATTTGATACACACCGTTCTGAATTGTCAAACACTATACCTCTCTTAAAGATGGTATCAAAAGTGGAGCCAATAATTCTCACACCTTGTGGAATATTACCAGACAGTTCTTTGAGGAAAATGCCTTCAAACAGGGTATCAAAATGGCAGTCATTGAACACTATGCCTTCAACAATGTCATCAATGTAAGTGGCATAGGTGGCAGTGCCAAAAAAGCACTGCGAAAAACTGATATTATTTGTTATCAAACTTCCAGTGCTGTTGAATTTCACACAAGATATATCTGCCTCGCCGCCAGTGGAAATCATTGTTGAGTTAATGGGTCCAACAAATCCACAGTTGGTAAATGCAACGTCGTGAGCACAATCTACTAGAAATATATCTGTGACTTGAAGACTGGAAAATCCAATTTGACTAAAAGTAATTTCCTGTGGTGGGGTGGCACCATTGCTGCCAATTTGCGCACCGGTTTGCTGTAAGCTGTCACCGGTGCGAACTGCGTAGGCATTGAGAGTAGAAAGGTCAGATGCCACATCAAGCAATATCACACTGGATGTTGCGCCTTCTCCATAAAGATATGCATAGGGAGGAACAACAATAGATTCTTTGACAAGATATGTGCCGGCTGGGAAGAACAAGCCGCGTCTGGCTGACACACTGTTGCTGCGGCAGTACAATTGAAACAATGCACGGTTGATGGCATCGGTGTCATCGGTGATGCCATCGCCCACTGCACCAAAATCAGTGACCACTGCAGTACTGTCTAGTCTTGACTGTAAACTCTGTGTTACCGGAGCCCCGGCATCTGCGCCAGTCTGAGCAATATATCCGGCTGCTTCACCTTTGTAGGTATAGGAAGTTTGTAATGCTAGGATATTAGAAAATTCAGTGAGAATTTCAGTGTTGCCAATGACTGGTGCACCTTCTTGGAGAGTGCCATTACCAATGAACAGTCGACGTTCATTGACAGCATATCCTAGCTCTGCGCCCGCTAATTGGGGGAGATCTTCTAACAGTCCTTTTCTATGGGTGATTCTACTGATTTGAACAATGGCCACTTTGTGTTCCTTTATACTTGATCGGGTATTTAGCTGATCAAGTAGTAGAGCTCAAGGCGTTTCCACCATTCGTTTGTGTAGTGATCAAACTCTGCACCCTCTAAGATGAATTCCTGATACTGAGGCGGGCTGATGATGTTTAACTGTGCATCTTGTTCGGGTCGCACACACATCAAAACAACGCCCTTGCGTATACGGCTGCCATAGACTTCGTTGTGTGCCAGCGCATAGGCTGTGAGCTGCAGAAAATAATCCCCAATCCATTCACGCTTTTTGGGTTTATTAGTCTGCTTGTAGTCCAGGATAGCTTCCTCGCCGCGATGAATGCCAGCACCGTCTGTGGTTCCTGCATAGATTCCAGGGAAATAAAGAGGGATTTCTACTCCCCAGAATTCTGTGACCTGATCTTTCAATCCGTGTGCAATTACAACTTCGGCCATGTGTTCACTGGCCCAACTAAAAGGATTCGTACTGCGCTTAGGCGCGACACCTTCCAAGATATAACGTTCTAGATAGGTGTGCATCTTTGTGCCACGATTGGCAGCTTCGGTGGTTATTTGCTGTGCCTGTTGTTCGCCCACACGATTGCGCCAATTTCGCAGAGCCTGTCGGGCTTCCTCAGGTTTGGTCTTTTCCAGCACTGTAGTGACACTGGGCAGGCGGCTGCCGTCAGGAGTTTGATAAAGGCGACGCCCATCCTCGCTGGTGCGACTCAGGGGCTGATATTGATATTTGTCTACAAGCATATTATGTCCTGTACATCATTTAAAATACGATTTGTCAATTCCGCACTGCGAAATAAATTGCAATTATGTTGTAACCGAGATAAATTTTCTCTCCAGATATCTGGAATGTCATGATACACAGTGTTTACTAATTCTAGGCCAAGTTCGGCTCGGCGTTTCCAGTTGGGCTCGTTATCATAGATCCGATAATCAATTCCAGTAAAGTCAACCTGGAACCCCATGTCACTGACTGCGGCCATGTGTCCGGCACTGGCCACTGCAACGAACAAGTTTCCGGACTGCAGAGGTTTGGTGGTTTTTTCTGTGGGACAAAAAATTTCATTGGATGTTTCAGTAACAATATTAGTATAGCACATTTTATAAGCCGGAGTCAAGTGATCATGTTGCCCTATTACATCACTCCATTGATACTCAGTGTCCCATTTGATGGGCCAAAATTTGTGATGCTGTTGGAAAAAATCCACAAATTCTGTACCTAATTTTTGTTTTATTTCATTGATCCAAAAATAATCCTGTCGTGGGCCAGTGGGTTGAAATCCACCAAAACTCAAATATACATCAGATGCCCAACTGTATTGATTAATGAGATAGTAAGTGTAAAATCTGTGCAGTCTCGGAAGTCTATTCAAACAACTCACATGATGTTGGCGTTGCTGCCAAAAATCTTCTGGCAAGGTCCAGCGACGAAAATGATGTGTATTGGCTGCTTTTATTATCCAGGTGGGAAACCATCTAAAACCCTGATGTCGAAATTGAGTGGCAAACTGACGATCGGGTGTAAGAATAATCGTCGAATCCAGTCCCTGTGACTGTATAATGTGTTGAAGTTGTGTGGGTGCCCAAGGGTCAGTTCCAGCATCAAGTATAATTGGACGTCCTTGAGCCAATGCCAGTAGATCCTGTCGTAGATCACAATATTGTGGGTTTGATTTCACGTGGCGTACTATCTGCCCAACATCAATAAAACAACATTTTCGAAACAACCAGCCGTCATCAATACATTGTATATGTTTGGTATCAAACCAGTGCGGCGTTCGTTCCTGGAATGGGTTGATCATTGTAGTTGAATTAAAATTGCCCGGAGAATTTGCATTGTCAAACTCTAAAGCTCTCCCCACATCCGCAGCGATCCTTTTCATTAGGGTTGACAAATTCAAACCCTTCGTTGAGACCCTGTCTTTGATAATCTATTTTCAAGCCCTGGAAGTAAACCAGACTTTTGTTGTCCACAATCACACTGACCCCATTGGATTCAACCACCGTATCGTCGGTGTTGAGGTTGTCAACATATTCCAACACATAGGCCAGTCCCGAGCAGCCGGTGGTTCGAACCCCAAGACGTATGCCAACGCCGTGTCCACGTTGATCCAAACGTTGTGATATTTTTCGAGCTGCGGTGTCAGTTACGGTAATCATTTGTATCTCCCAGTATAACACTATTTAAACTTAATTGCAACGCTGCAGAGCAATAAATATCTGATGTTGACAGTCTATATTCATGGCGCCACTGCAACGGCACAGAGTTTCAATTATATCCGAAGCAGCATAAAAGGCCCAGACCTATTATTGGAATACGACAGCGAAAACGGATTCCAAAACAATCTTGATCGAATGAGCGAAACCATTGCCCAGCACTCCGATCAAGCCTTGTTTTTCATTGGGCATAGTCTGGGTGGAATCTATGCACTGAGTCTGGCAGAAATATTCTCTCAGCGCACCAGTGGTGGAGTCACAATTTCCACACCCTATGGTGGATCGGAAGTTGCTCCGTTCCTAAAATACTTTGTACCATTCAATAGATTATTAAAAGAAATTGGTCCCACATCACCGCCCATTGTACATGCAGCAGAAATTGTATTGTCAGTGCCTTGGTGTAACTTAGTGACCACACGCGGCAACTCACCTTGGATCTCTATGCCCAATGACGGAGTTGTCACAGTTGAATCTCAACGCAAGCATCTGGGATTTGATTATATCAACATAGCAGCAAACCACTACGAAGTACTAATGGATCCGGAAACAGTGTTCATTGTCCAAGCTCGCATCAAGCAAGCTCAATCATTGAGCTTGACTCAGCTAATTCAACAGGTCACTGAACGCTCTCTACAATCCGTTGAACTCCTAGACCGGGACAACAGATATCATGATTGAAATTATATACACACTTGTATGCACACACATCACTATTTTATGTGTGACTCTTTATTTGCATAGATCACAGGCACATCGTGGGGTAGAGTTTGACTCACGTGTGGCGCACTTCATGCGTTTCTGGCTGTGGATGACCACAGGCATGGTCACCAAGGAATGGGTAGCAGTGCATCGCAAACATCACCGTTACAGCGATGTTGAAGGTGATCCACACAGTCCACACATATTTGGCATTGCTCGTGTGTTCACACAGGGTGCCGTATTATACAAACAAGCAGCCAAAGACCCTGTAATGGTTGATGCCTATGGTGCAGGTACACCTGATGATTGGATTGAACACAACGTCTACAGTCGTTATTCCACAGCTGGTATTATGTTGATGCTGGCCATTAATCTATTATTGTTTGGATGGGTGGGGTTAGTTATTTGGGGTATCCAAATGATATGGATTCCATTCTGGGCTGCAGGTGTTGTCAATGGTGTAGCACATTGGTGGGGATACAAAAATGGAACAACACGAGATCAATCTAGAAATATTAGCCCTTGGGGTATTGTTATTGGTGGTGAAGAGCTGCATAATAATCACCATCTGGACCCTGCTAGTCCTAAGTTTTCGTTAAAGCCTCAGGAGTTTGATATAGGCTGGTGGTGGATTAAACTGTTAGAACGCCGGGGATTGGCTCAACTTCGTGCTTCTGGCGATAATCCTCTATAGCGGCCTTAATAGCGTCTTCCGCAAGGATACTACAATGGATTTTAACCGGCGGTAATGCGAGCTCCTCGGCAATATTAGAGTTCGTAATAGATCCAGCTTGCTCCAACGTCTTACCCTTGATCCACTCCGTGACCAGCGAACTTGATGCGATCGCCGATCCGCACCCATACGTTTTAAACTTTGCGTCTGTGATAACATCATTTTCCACTTTTATCTGAAGTTGCATGACGTCGCCGCAGGCTGGAGCACCCACCATGCCAGTGCCCACAGCACGGTCGGTCTTGTCCATCCGACCAACGTTGCGTGGGTTTTCATAATGATCTATTAATTGATCAGAATAAGCCATTTGTTACTCCTAGAATTTATTTTGAAGCAGCACGTTTGGCCATTTTGTCAACAACGCTTTGAGCTTGGTCGGTATTCATTGGTTCTTGGCCTGCAGTTTCATCTTCGGCACCGCGGAACACAACTTTACCATTGCGATCATCACCGTTGACACTGGCAATGATGTTGCTGAGTGGAGGTTGCTGTGAATATGTTTTGAGTTGATCAACAGTGAGTGGAATACCCATTTGTTGAGCTAATTTTAAAAACCCAGCAACAGAAAAACTCTTGTTGATGTTTTCGTCTTGGGCACGGCTAAGGAGAAACTGGCTTAGTGCAGCCAGTTTTCCATTTGACATACCTTCAACTTCATTGATGCGCATTATCTACGCTTTCTGCCAAGTCCTGCACCCGGTGCTGGTTCTTCAATGTCAGCATCAATATCCAAATCTACATCACCTTCTGGAGGAGGCATCTCGCCGCCTAGGTCACCAACCAACTCATCGCCGGCACCAGGAGGTGGTAATTCGCCATCTACACCGGGCATTGCTGGGATACCGCCGCCTTGGGCTTGTCCAGTGACAACTGCAAGAGCTTGCTCAAGTTGAGTCTTGGCACCTTGTAGGCTTTGAATCATTGTTTGTAGTGCAGTATTGGCATCAGTGTTGAACTGATCGGCTTGTGCGGTTCCCACTTGATTGCGAATTGAGTCAACCAGTGCAGGCAGTTCTTTAAACTGCATTTCACTGACATCTTCCAACATGCCTTGCACTGAGTCAACCATGTCTTGTGCAGCCAACACCACTTGTGCCTGCTGTACTTCGCTTTCGTGCAGTTGTTGGGCGCGACGTGCTGCTTCAAGATCTTGCAGACGCTGTGTGAGTCCTTGCTCCATGATTACCAAGCTCAAATAGGCTTGATTGCGCTCACTGACATGGAATGCCGGGGTTGAGCGATGCTCGTTGACAAGACCCGATACACGAGTCAACATTTGACGAGTTTGACCACGTGTGAGTTTATCAAATTTAATCTTGTTACCAAAGTAACTTTCGAATACTTTAGCGATTTGTTTTGATGGACGCTGTGCGGCCAGTTCGTTCAGTTTCATTTGAGAATCCTTTAAGATGCAAATATTTAGCCGATTTTATACATTTTTCCAATTCAGCTTTGATCCATTTTTGTCGTGCTTGCCGGTGCTGTAATTTAACCGCGGCCAGCTCACGTATTTCCGAGCTTTTGGTACGATCTTTCACAGCAGTCCTGCAATTAATACCATTTTCAGTCGTTTGTAAGCGGCTGTCTAATTCTTTAATTCTACGAGCTAAATTCAACAGATTATGATTGTCTGCAATACAATAACTAATAGCATGTTTGGTGTTGCAAAATATGCCCACGTCGCAGTCTTGATATGCCACTTTGACAGTGCCATCATTATTGATGATTTGATACTTGCCAAATGCTGTGTATGTATCACCAACTCTGAGTATAAGGTTTGGTTCTAGCTGTTCTAGTTCTTGTTGCGCTAAATGAAATAAACGTTGGTCGGGTTTCATTTCAAAACAAAGTTAACAACAAGATACCCAATGGTACTGCCAAGTACAGCGATAATCCCAATGCCCCAATTAATGAGTTGAGTGTTGCGCTGATTCACAACTTTTTGCATCATGTCCTTGACTGACACAACATCAGCTTTGACCGAGCCAAGCACAGCGTCTAAAGTCTCTAGTTTTTCTTCAAGAAACCTGTAACGTTCGGCGCAGAGCTCTACGTGTGCTTCCAGGCTCTTTTTTTCAATGTCAGTAGTGTCAACCATTTTTAAACTCCAAGATCATTTATTTATTCAATTTCTTGGAACCAAATATTAGCGTCCGGGGCTTGAGTACGCAGCAGAGACACAGTGCCGGGTTCTTCATCCAAGCCCACAATCATGGGCACCGAGTCACAGTCCAGATACAATGCTGCCAGATCGTCTGAAAATACGTCGTCACGATCAGAAACAATGGTAAAACTCCAGACGTTGTCTTGTTGTACCGGCAGCGATATGTCAATCAACTGTGTGCGCAGACTCAACAGTTGCACTAGAGTCTCGTAATTGCGCTGTTGGTTGCGAGATCTTGCCCAAGAGTCCTGATCTATGATTGCGGCCTGATTGTTGTCTTTGTAAGGCACTCGATTACTTTTGTAATGCCCGGTGGTGCCAGTGGCAGTGCAATCAAATCTAGTCTTTACTTGAATTTTCATTCTTGATCAATTGATAAGTCATTTTTACTTGTGCAAGTAAATCAGCCAGGGCCACATTTGTTCGAGCTGCGTCGCGTATTTCCCCCCACACACGATCGTCGGCCATACGATCCAACATCTGCTGTGTTTCGCCATCCATGTGATGTAGCCAACGATCAGGTGATCCTGACTCTCTGGCATAGACAGTTTTGCCCCCGTCGGGACTTTCATATATTAGTTTAGTTTCCATTTATAAATTGACAGTTAAATGCAACAACTACTCTTTCTGTGTCACCGGTGTAGGGCATGGCTGCATGCAGAATCCAACTGGGAAATACAATTAATTCGCCATCTGTGGGCTGCATATCAAAACTAGAACTCTGACTGCACCACTGTGTTCCTATGTCTGTGTAGCCGGGAATTAATGGACTGTAAAACCGATTGCACCCATTCTTTGCGATGACGTCGCTTTCGCCGGCTCGCACATAAAAGATACCACTCCAACTAGAATTGGGATGCATGTGCGTGTCGTGATACCCACCTGATTGAGTGATATGGCACCATGACTCATGTACATTGATTCCTATCCTGGCACCCTGTGGCCAATGTTGCAGATTGGCGTTGGTGGCAGATTCAAACACTGCTGCGCGGCACCATTCTAACAGAGCTTGCACTGATTGATCACTGGAGTTAAAGAAATCAAAATTGCTCTCATAAAGACCTTGTTTGATGTTTGACGCTACGTTGCTGACAGAATTGTTGATCTGTAAGTTATAGCATGTATCAATGAGATTTTGTTGGTGATCGGCAAAGTTGTCCCATTTAAATTGGTACATGGGAACGGACCATGTGGGAATGATTTTCATGCTGGTATTTACAGCAAAGAAAAAGCCCGGCAATAAAAGCCGGGCTCAGTGCTGCAACCAGATTTATTACGAAAGTGCTAGTTTGAAACCAACGTTGGTTGATTGTGAACCTGACACGTTGACACCACGCACTTGACCCGAGCTGTTAGTGATCTGGACATTGCCCAAACCTGTAATTGCTGTGTCAAGAGTTGCGGTAGTGTAAGCACCAGTTGGGTACAGACCATAACTGATTTGACCAGTTGTAGAATTCTGCACTTGATAGAAAGCAATGGTAGAGTTGGTCTGAACAGTTTGGTTGATGGTTTGAACCACACCAGGATCAGTTATGTTACCAAGTTCGTTGCGCAAATCAATTGCTTGATTTGAACCGTTTTCTACTATCACTGCAAAGAAGTCCAGTTTTGGACCTTGCATTTGAACCAATGCGTTTGCGCCTACAGCAGCGAGGTTGCCCGATTGTGCACCATTGCTGATATCAAGTGCAAATACCGGTTCTGCATCACCATTTGGACGGAATAAAATTGCCATGTTAAATCTCCTATTAAAGTGGGCGTGTTTGCCCTACACTTATTTAGCCAGAACGGTAAAAAATTGGCCCGGTCGACTCTGATGTTATGGATAAAATCTTGTTTTGTAAGCAGCGTGTTCTGCTTGTATTTCTGCCAGACTCAATTCTTTATTCCAAATTTTAACAAATCCAATGTCGGCATCAACTTGTTCACTGCTGGTGCTTGCATTTACGAATCTACCCCACAATCTCAATCCGTTGAATCCACCGTTTGTAGCACTGGTACCAAATGTTCCTGATGGTGCTGTGTTGGTGGCCACGTAACTTTTTGCCTTGCTGGCGCCGGCCGTGCCAGTTGAAGTAAACCATATAAAGTGCCAGGCAGAGTCTGCTGCAGTGCTGCTTGACCCAGTAAAATCACCAGCAAAGGCAATGTTCATCCTACAACTACCTGACCCCCACAGTCCCATCAAGAAGTCTGGACTGGCTGTGTTGGCATTGAGCAATCTACCTGCTGTGACACCGTTCCACTTGTAGGCCATGCCCACAGTAAATGCTTGTGTGCCACTGCTGTAATCTGGACCAAATGTCATAAAATTACTAGTAGATGCTGTGGTTACTCTAAATACACCACCGTTGTCGCTGCTCCATGAAATTCTTGGGGTGGGATTTTGTACAGTTACAGTGTATTCTGACCCAGCAATTACACTGCCGTTGACAGGCACTGCTGAATAGTTGGCAGCATCTAAATCCAAAACCAATGATCCTCCAAACACAGTAATGCCGGGACCAATTTCTATTCCAGGGCCAATTATTGTCATGTCAACTCTCTCATATTTTATAGTCCGTAAGTTGCTTTAACTGCATTGTAATTCTGAGTTATTTCTGCTCCAGACAGTGCTTTGTTATATACCCGCATCTGATAAAAAACTGGATATAGTGCAGAATTTGAGTTGTTCATTGCATCCGTTGAACCTGTACCATTATTACCGTGCCTTGCTCCAAAATAAAACTCACTTGTTGCAAAGGTTGTTTGATTACCAATAGTATCAGTTGTTCCAACTTGTGAACCATTTAAAAATATACTAACTTGTGTGCCATTGATAACAAAAATCCATTGTCTTATAGCATTACTTGCGGTTATGGTTACTGCGGTTTCACCATAAGGGATACCATAAAATATATTTGTTGAACCATCCACATAGGCTACGTATCCCCCGCTAGTATCATAAATGTCATTACCCCAAATAGCTCCCCAAAATGATGTTGGATTAAATGAAGCAACCACTTCAACTGTTACAGTATTTGAAGCAATATTGTAAGGAACACTAATATAATCCGTACCATTTGCATCCTCATTGTTTAGTCTTATGCCACCACCATTGTTTGACACATACGATGGAGAACCTACAAGTGTTGCATTACGACCATTGCCACTAGAATCATTCCATGTAGTACCTGATGATGGTGAGGTTGCTAAGTTAAATTGCAGACCTGAAGTTACAATTCCGCCCCCAGCAGTGTCTGACAGATTCATTCCCTGTATGTTGATACCTTGAATGTTCATCTAGGATTGTTTCTAGCCAAGTTTGACGCAGCAAATCCTCCGGGCATGCGACTCACGGCCTTGGCATAGCCTGCAGGTGTGGCCATGACCCAGCCTTCCTGCCCAGGATGCTGTAGATCCAACTGCTGCAATATATCCATCTTGAGATCATGCAGCAAGATCCATAGAGTAAATGCTGCACTCATGCCAGTTTGATTTGATGTGGGACTCTGCAGGTATTCAACAATGTTGTTGTATTTGCTGGGAGTCACTGACCCTTGCAACCATTCCATAAAACCCGGAAGTAAATTGTCAAATCCTTGCCCGGCACGTACTCGTGTGTTGATGTAGTCCACACAGAGCTTGGCCAAGTCAGTGATCTTCTGTGCTCGCAGTTCCACGGGATTGAACAGTGTGTTGATGGCAGCACCATGTTGTGTGATCACTTGTTTGATTTGTTTGATCAAGTCGGACTTGGGCTGCATTGACTTTGCTGAGATAGGTGGAATCAACAACAGGCCCGGCACTGGTTTAAACTTAACGCCGCTCAGTGGTTGCTTGGCAGATCCTTGATCTGCATACATGGTGTGCATGGCAATACCAATATTGCTCTTGGCAATCTGCTTGCCAAGATCACTGTTCAGTGGAATACGATACTCTACTTCATTGGGCTGAAACACAGCATTGCCGGCTTGGTCAGTCCACTCTTGCTGGGGATAGAACAGCAAGTCGCCTTTGACATAGCCACGCTGCGTCTTGGGGAACGCTGCTTCCAATGCAGGCCACAGTGTGGTATAGATAGGTGCCAGTGTTTCCACGCGATTGGCTTGATTGCCTTTGGCAGCAGCAGCATCATCTCTGCGTTGCATGTCCTTGACAATGGCCCGGGGACTGGTAAACATTCCATCATAGGTCTTGGCATCAAAGCCTGATCCATCTGTGAGCACAAACTCGCCGGTGTCAGGCTTGCGTCCAAACACCACAGCAGGTTTTCCATCCCACTTGGCAGTGGTGGTGCCTGCTGTGTCTTTGGCTGCGGCTGCAATGATCTGTAGAGCTTCTTGTGCACCAGCAGTGCCTTTTCTAAACACAAGATCTTCAATGTGTTCAATGCCCTTGGCACGACCACCCACTGAGTCAGTTTCGCGTACTTGACGATCTTCTATCAAGGCATACATACCCTGTTTAACAATACGATCACGTAGACGTGCCAGGAAGTTTACTTCATCTTCTTGCACTGTGGTGGGAGGTAGATATCCATCCTTGGCCAGCACTGCTTCAAAGTCTGCAACCTTGGCAGCACGATCTTTATCTTTGGCCAGGGCGGTGTAAATGCTTTCAACGTTCTTGAGATTCTCTCTAGTGGCCTTGGCCCCCAACAACATACGTGCTGCTTCATCGGCATCCTGGGTCAACTGTTCGTTGCTGGCACGACTGATCACTCCATTGCTGCCAATCTTTAGGCCCAGTTGCTTGGCCACTGAACTCATCAAGATGTTTCTGTACATGCCTTTGTAGGAAGAATCTTCACCACCGGCATAAAAGAATGTGCCCCAATCTAAGTTGGGAAAGAACATAAAGTCTGTTTGTACAAAGCCCAGATCCGGACGTCCGGTGATGGGGGTACGCAAATGCACTTCACCACCTTTTTTCACCCACTCCTTGGGATCTAGTTTGTGGCTCTGTGCCCAGGCAGTGAGTTTGGCAGCCAGCTGTTCTTTGCTGATTTCATTCAAGTCCACTGCCAAGTCCAAGTCACCAGAGTCAGGCTTTCTTCCTGTACTGCCCAACCAACGCTCGCGTGGAAATTCCAAGCCAGTGACTTGTTCTATCCACTGCACAGTTGTAGGGATATCAGCTTGTTTAATGCGTCCGGTAAGTGGATTACCGTCGGCATCCTTGAATACGTTTCCACCTTCTAATAATTTCATATCAACAGTCCTAATCCTGACAACAACGCATTCACAGCTTGATTGCTAGTAGCCGGTACTCTTGTGGTTTGCCCCTGCGGCCAATAACCTTGTAATGCTTGAATCCCTGGTCCCATGGCCTGTAAGTGGGCCTGCGCTGCCGGTGTCAGCTGAGTTGCCTGTTGTGATTGTATTGGTGCAATACCACGTCGTGGTTGTCCTGCTTTGGGAGTTTTATTTTGTGCATCTCTTATAGCCGTCATCAATGTTGGCCATTCAGTAGTTAATTGGTCCCATTTTTTCATATCAGCCGGAGTTGATAGAGATCCAAGGCCACTGGTTTTATCAGCAATTTTTCTTATTTGATTATAAACGTTTGGATCCGAAATCTGTTGCCCTCGTAAAATTCGATTTTGTACATAGTTGCGCAACATGTCTTCAATGTCTGTTTTGTTCCAATTTTGTGTGTTGTACTTGAAGTTGGCCAGTTGGGCCATGACACCTTTGCGCCAGGCTTGATCGGCTTGTTTGGCTGCTTTTGCATAGAGATCGTTTGTGATTGCGTTGGCCGCTGTTTTTTCCTGTCCTATCGCTGCCACTGGCCCCACCCTGGGTGGATCCGTGCCAGTAGCGGCTGGGCTCATAATAGCTTGTTTGACAATGCCGCCCAGAGCTCCAGGTATTGCACTGAAGTTGACTTCATCAAGTTTTTGAGACATGAGTCGTGTTATTTCATTAATCTACAACGGTTTTCCAAACAGTACGAGTGAATTTATTGGGGTCACGAAACTTGATGGCATTCAAGAACTTGCGCTGTAGATTCTCAGCCTGCTCGGGTTCAAAGTTTTCTTCAATTTGTTCCATGAGACGTATAGCCGATGTAATGATATTGTCAGCACGATTTTCCAGCACATGTCGGCGATCACGATCGACATACATGGAGTTTAATTCTTCTAATATGCTGCGTGTCTTTTTCTGCATCTAAGTATGACCTTTTGAATTATTTATTGTAGAATCACAGCAGCAGCAGAGATAGATTTTTAGGACGCTTTAATTTTACCCAGTAATTGCTTGAGTTTTGCACTCTGTACATCGGCATCAATGCGCGGGGCATCTACACGAGGCTGGGCCCGAATCATCGGGGAAGGGGTGGATTCATTGCTGTCTGACACCGTAGTACGGGCTTTGATTGAATCCATGATTGCGCTGGGCTTGCGGAAGGCGTTGGCTGCAGCATCATCAATTCCAGGATCAGTGATACGCATTGTTTCAATATTGTAATCTAAATCAATCTTTTGCCCCACACCTGTACTACTACGTGACTTCATACATTGTATCTGATACTTGCCACGCTCTTTCATTGCACGACTTGTAAAGATACCAAACACATTATCTGCTGTGTTGATCTTTGAAATACCACCGCTGATATGCGAATGATCAAATTCAATTTCTTCCACTGCCGAGCGATTCAACTGTGACGCTGTGACCATTAGTATGCCCAGCTCTTTGGCCAAGTTACGTAGTTCTTCTGAAACATACTTGTCCTTGACAAACAAGTCATTGGGGCTGACTTTGGCACTCACAGGCATCAACAAGTCCAAGTAGTCAATCATCATAAAGTCCACACGTATGCCTGTCTGGATCTGCACTTCTTTGAGATAACTGCGTATGTCATTGACATTGCTCTGTGCCGGCATTCCTTTGACTCTATACTGTCCAGACTTTTTACTCACTAGCTTGATCTTGAGTGTTGTGGTGTCAACATCTCGGCGTATGTCTTTGGTACTCATGCCAGTCAACATAGCATCAGTTCTTAGTGATGTAAGTTCTTCCGAGAGTTCCAACGTAATATACACACCGCTGAGTCCTTGCTGTATCCAGTTCAGTGCAATGTTCATCATCACCAAGCTCTTGCCTGACCCTGATCCACCGGCAAAGATGTTTAGTTCACCCCTACTGAATCCACCATACAACAAGCGATCCATCTGTGGCCATCCTGTGCTTACTTGTCCACCGCTGTTGAAATATCTGTTGATACGACCTGTGGGGTCATCAAAATAGTCTGTGCCCATGTCCTTGGTCAGACTGATCTGTACTGCGTCTTTGATTAGTTTCTCCACGGGATCATAGTCGCCCTTTTCCAACAAGTCCGCGGCTTTTAAAATTGCACGTTCAAGTTCTTGACGGCGAGTAAATGCTTCAAACTCCGACATGAACCATTCAAAGTGTCCCTCGTTGAGATCACCAATGACCTGGAGTTGGATTCCAGTTGTGGCTGCTATCTGTGCTCGGTCCGGCAAAGTCTTGTGTTGGTCGCTGTGTTCTTTGATAAACTCAGCTGCGGGTCTTAAACTACGATCAAAGTTCTGTGGGTTATAGATGTTTTGAACACGAACATAGCTCTGCGCATCCTCCAGCATCATTTCTAAAAACAATTTTTGTACGTCTAGATTATAATCTTTTATCATAGTGTTGGTATCGCACCCAAGATGTATCTCTGTGCTTGAAAAATCTCCCCTGAGTGTCTATATAGCATGAATAGTTTGATTACACCATCAATGTCTGTGGTCTTGATATTTTTACGATAGTCATACATTGATAGTCCGCGCCAACTATGAGTTTGGAAATTGTCGCAGTGTACAGCTAACTTATCATCCTTTGCAACTATATTATACGGCACATTGTACTGTGATTGCAACCATCGCATCAGAGGTTGGGTAAATCTACTGTGTTCTGCAAATGCCAAGGCCACAAAGTACCAACTACCATATATCTTTGAGTTGTCTATATCAAATCCACACATTGTGATGTCATCACTGACAATTTGATCCCATTGTTGCTGCACCTGTTGATAAAATAGTGTCGTGATAAAAAAGTGTTCGTAAATGGATTGCACAAGACTGCCAAAACTCATGCCATGATGTTGCTGTATCCATTGGAATGTTCGTTGATAATAACCACCTTGTACCACCAAGTTATAAAAACTAGTGCTCAGTAACATCTGTAGATATTGTTTCTGTGTGTAGGAATTAGTTTTGATTACTACTTCATACTCTGCGCCAGTTTCATCATAGAACCAACCATTTTGTTTGCTGATAGTTTCAATACCAAATTGCCGACGATAGTTTGTGGCATAGGCCGGAGCTTCGGGCAGCAATAACCAAGGATACCATTGTATGGAAAGTTTGTCTTTGGCAAAAACCGAGAGCTCATGATAAAACTTATCCACTGTAATACCCGGCAATCCTAGAATTATTTCTCCGTACATGGGAATTTTTCTGTGTCGCGCAATTGGTTCAAATGTCTCAATCTGCTGATTATAGGGAATGTTGATCCTGTCTATGTTCTTTAACACCACGGGATCAAGACTCTGTATACTAATTTTAATTTCATCATGATGACTGAGATGATGTTCTAAATCTATTTCCACAATGCGGCGCACATCGTCCAAGCGATTTACAGTTTTAGCGAACCCACCATAGAATACTTTGAAATCAAAATTGGCAATGTATTTGATAATTTCTATATCTCGCTCTCCATAGATGCCAAAGTTAGCATCAGCTAGATACAACATGTGTAGATTCAACGAAGCCAGGGCACTGACATCTTGTTTGACTCTGTCTACATTTTTCTTTATCACTGTTGTGGCAATGCCACCGCCCCAGTCACAGTAAGTGCATCCATACGGGCAACCGCGTGTGGTCTCAAGGATGCTCATTAATCTGCTGTGAGGAGATACTTGATTTTTGTATTCAATAAATTTGGATATCCCGTCGTATTGGCTGGAAAATGCTGCCCAATTATAATCAAAATCTTTTTTCTTGTTGCGTTGCATGGTCCTTGGACTTGCAGCAATCAGACGTGATTGCCCCCGGGGGTATCGTATATCAGTGACCTGTGCCCAGTCAATTGCGCCATCATGATAATTGTCTAACATTTCTTGGAAGCAAAGTTCGCCATAACATTCTCCGGGCAAGCTGGCATCAATATAAGGGTGCCGACGAAACCACTCAATGTCATGTTTGAAGTTTTGATGTGGTCCCCCAGTTACAACAATACACCGGGGCGCAACCTCTTTGATCCAAGCAGCAATGCGCAAACTTAGTCTATAATTCCAAACATACAAGCTCATTGCAAATATATCAGGCTGATGCTCTAAAAACAATTCTTTGATACGGGCTTCGTTGTCAACATCATAGATGTCAAAATACGGTAGTATCCACTCCCATTGATCACAGTGGGCGCCATTGCGCTCATAATATGTTTTGGCACTGGCCCAGAGCACCGGTAACCAGATGTCATCAGAGAATCTAGGAAGGTTACAGATCACTATTTTGTGTTTTTGATCCATTATTAAATTTCTTTTTTTGTGCTCAATAACTCAGTTATGTAAGGTTTCAACGACTGTTCAAAAAAATACTTATTTCCTTCTGCACCGTGATGTCCATTCCAACCATACTGATCAAAGTCAGGAGGCCGATGCACATCTAAATTAATTCCATAATAGGTTTTGTCAAACAAAATACAATTGGAATGATTGACACAATATTCTAACAAAAATTGTGCCGATTCTGCAGGATTAAATTTATTAAGATCACAGCTGAGATTGACTACAACATAATTTGCACAATGTGACGATAACCATTGAGTAATCCAGAATATTTCTCTCATGGCTTGAGTTTCTATGTATTGAGATGATCGATTAACTGCCACATTCTTAGGCAACTCCCATCCGTGGAATGATCGAAGCCCTTGATGATCAACTATGGCCCGGCTGGATTCGGTCCAGGTTTCAGTCTCAAACTCCTTGACGCTGTATTCTAATTTGGAATCATCTGCACATGCCAAGAATCTTTGCACCGGGGGAATTCCTACAATAAAAAAATCTCGTTGCCAGTTATACTGTTGCTGCTGGGTTATTAAGAGCTGCGACACTGATTCAAGACTTGCACCTCGACGAGATAAATTCTTTACAACAGGAATATTCAACCACTGAGCAGTTAGTCCCCAGAAAGAATCTGCTGGGTCAACACACTCGTACGGAGTTGTATAACTGTCTCCAAATACCCAAAGATTGCGCCATTTATTTTGCAAATTGTTTGACAAGTTGTTTTTTCCTCATTTCAATTTTAATTCGACTGGCTTGTCGGGCTTGCATTATAGTCATCAGCGTGGTT